ACTCATTAAGTACTCATCATTAATATTTTTTAGTGCAATAACTTCTCTTGCGTCGTCTGCCTCCTCAATCGTAACTTTGTAATACACTCTTAAATAAACTTCGGAATAAGAACTATCCAAAACTTTAATCGATTTAACAAGTGCTGAAGCCCCATTAATTCTCAACGCCTTCTGACTATATGCATTTCTGCCTGTTGCTAGTCCAATGTGATCTGGAAACGCAAATTGATCACTGGTAGATATTCCAACATCTAAACCTTTAATTTGCGAAGGTTTTGTGTTCTCCATATATTGTACATCTGGTAAACCTGCCTCAAATCCTTCTTGCCATACTCTAGCCATAAAAAACACCTCTCTTTATTTAATAATTTCCTTCTCTTTTTAATTTATTCATAAAGTCGTTGCCTATGCTGTCAATATTGCGACTATCAATTACATTATCTTTTACAACAACATTATTATATACAATCCTTTGACCGCCTGCGCTTAAAGACATTCCAAGCATTGATTTAAGCTTTGAAAGAGGTGCAATAACTTCTGGATCAATACTGGCGTTTGGATTATCCCCAACCATAGCCAAAGAAGGACCTGTTGCAATTCCACCCTTAGCCAATTTAGGAATTTTAACGCCCAAATTAAAGCTTTTACCTCCAAATTTCGGGACCCAATCAGGGATTTTTATACCTGATAATTTACCAAAAAAGCTATTTAAACCGCCAATTATTACATTAAAAGGAAGCTTGAAACCTGCTACAATTCCTTCCCAAATCGAAGTAAATATATTCTTAATATTTTCAAATGCTCCTTTGAAATTTCCTGTGAAAACATTTTTGATAAAGTCAATTAAGTTACTAAATATGTTCGTAAGTCTTTTGACTTGATCTGTAACATAACCCGCAATCGATTTAAAAACATCTTCGAAAGTAGCTTGTAAAAGTTCTAAATAAATCATTACTAAGCTTAAATACTTGCTTATCAATTCCGCTAAAATTGCAATTAGAGGCGTTAACCCTTCGCCTATTAGTGCCATGATAGGGGCTAAAATTCCTAAAAATAACTCAATTATTGGTTTTAACAAATGAATTATATCGACTAACAAAGGAACTAAATTCTTTATTAAGTCAATCAATACTGGCATTGCCATTTCAACAATTTCAATTATTGCAGGGGCTAAAAGTTCGAAAAGTTCTACAATTACTGGTAAAAGTGCTTCGATTAATTCACCAATCGGCGGTATCAAACTCAAAAGCAGGTTTGAAAGTATAGGCAAAATCTTTTGTACAACTGGCATTAATGCCTCAATAACACTTTTTATGATTGGTATTAATCCCTGTCCTAACTCAACTAATAAAGGCTCAACACTTCTTTTCAAGCCTTCCAACATTTCACTTGTCGAACCATATTTAATATTTTCCATTTCTCCAAGCTTATCAACACTTGAATCAATAGTACCGTTCATACCGCTTAAGGCATCAACTGCGCTCTCTCCTAAGTCCTCAAATTTAGTACCAAATAAAGCAACACCAATCGCATTTTTTTGCAAAGGGTCTTGAACTTGGCTTAATAAGCTTGTTACTTCTCCAAAAGCCTCGTTTGCTGTTTCTCCACCTTTGGCAAAAGCGTTAAAATATTCCTCTGCATCTAGCCCCAAAGCTTGAAAAGCCTCTGAACTTGCCTTGGAACCGTCTTTACTTCTTATCCCAAATTCTTTAATGGCATCGTTAAGATAATCTAGTTGAAAAGCCCCATCCTTAGCCCCTGCGCTCATCATGTTAAACGCTTGCTCGGCTGAAAAGCCCATATCACTATAATAAACTGAATACTCTGCCAACTGGTCGGCTAAATCCCCGTTTTGGTTTAAGCCCTGTTGTGCGCCCTGTGCTAATAAATTAAATGCCTCGTCACTTGTTATACCAAATTGCTTAACAAGGGAATTAACGCCCCTTATAGACTCTGAAAAATCAATTTCAAATGTATCTTGCAATAAATAAGCCTGTTCTGTAACTCTCTTAAGTTCTTCGTCGGATAAATCGCCCATTTGTTGATTTACCAAACCCATTTTCTCTGCTATATCTTGAAAAGACTCACCATAATTATTGGTATAAATTGATTCTAAAACACCTTGATATTTTTCTGCCTCGTCGGCTCCTTTGCCCGTCGATGCAATAAACTGATTCATTGCCTTGTCCATGTCGTCGGCTGCCTTAACCGCCATTGTGCCGATTCCTAGGACGGCAGCACCTAAACCAATTCCAATGGCTTTGGCTCCTGCCTTGGCTTTGTCTTTTAAACCTTTAGAACTGCTTTCAACTTGCCCTTCGGCTCGTCGCATATCGCTATCAACTTGACTATCATCTATCACGACTCGATAAATAACTTGACCGTCTTGATTTGCCACAAAATCACCTCTTTTTTTTCTTTTTAGGCTTTTTCTTTGCTACTTTCTGCAAAACTCCAAATAAAGAATTAAGTTGATCTTGAAATTCTTCTTCTTTTCCTTCTAACTGATAATAAGCTTTTAACTTCATTATTTCCTGTCTTTCTTTTGCATTGTTTTTAGTAACCTCTGGCACTTCCATTGAGCGAATTTTAATAACTTCTGCCATTTTAGTATCTTTACTTAATCCGTTCAATAATGAAAGAAATTTAATCCAACTAAGCTTATCGAACTGCTCAATTAAGTCTATGCCATAATCTTTCCAAAAAGAAGAATAAATATATTCAAAATCCTGTTTAATGTTCATAACTTCTTTTTCATTTTGAGTTTTTTTCTTGCTTGCAAAACTATTGATGTTTTCCAAAATTTTATTAACAACCTCAATCTTTTCTGATGCACTAAAATTATTTTTAGAGTCAAAAAAACACTCAAAGGCATGTATACCTTTTTCTATATCGTCTAGGTCTTTATCCTCAAGTATGTCTATAGCCTTTAACATTCGGTTAAAGGCTATATTCACATTATAAATTTTATTGCGGTATTTAATTTTGGAATCATCAACGTATAAAATATTATACATTAATTGACTTTCCTCCCCTTAATTTGCTTGTTTAATTCCTTTTGTTTTTTATCATGAAACTCTTTTATTTTAGGTACTAAACTAAACAAAAATGGGATAACTTCAATTAACATTTCTTCGGTATGTCTTTCGGTAACGATTTTTTCATGCCTTTGTCCTTCTGATATGTCACTATAAAAATCTAAGACTTTATTTGCATTTTCACCAAAGAAAATTTTAATTATTTCAATTGTTTTTTCGCCTAGCTTTTCCAAGTTTTCAATAATATTTTTTTCTTCCTGCAATGCAACTTGTAAAACTTGTAACTCTCTTGCTAGCCTAAAAACATCTTTTGCATTTTTTGTTAAATTTAAGTTTGTTGTTATAACTTCACCATTAATTTTCACTTCTTCTTGTAAGATCTCGCTCCTCTTTAATTCAAACATCTTTAATTCACTCCTCCTTTAATTACGCCTTACTTGTTACCGTTGCTCTACCTGCTAAAATTGCTAAGTCTGATCCGTCAACCTCTGCAATAACTATTTCATTTCCTGTTGTTGCTGTGATATCGTCCGTACCGTTCCAAGCTGTCCAACCTGAACTCAAGTCCTCCTGATACTCTGGAAGGTCAACACTTGCAGCGGTTTTATAAACATACCCTGTTTCTGTTAAAGCAGGGTTTACATATATTGCGGTATCTCCGCTTAATGTACCCTCAACGGAAACTACAACTAAATTACCAAGAACGCCACCGCTTATTGTAGGAAGTCCGTTAAAATGGATTTCGCAAGAAATTGCAGCTAATCCGTTCGGATCGCCTCCTGTGTCAACGATATTACAAATAGTGCATTCGCCCTCAAGAGTTAAACCACCATTCGTGATTTTATAATTTGTCTTTCTGCTGTCCAATAGTCCATATTGAACATCCTCACTGAAAATATAATCTTGTGCGGTGTCGCCTGTGTATCTTGTACCTGTCAAAGCTAGTGTAATTTGCATTCCTGATACTTCAGTTGTTCCAAATCCGCTATCACCAAAGTAAGAAAATTGATTGATAACTTCATTTAGGGATTTAGTTAAATTGCTCCATCCCTTTTGCATATTCTGCCAACTTGCGGTTCCTGACGGATTAACATCGATTTGCATAACGGTATTAAAATTAGCTTTTACCACTTCACCACTCATAAAAATTCACTCTCCTTTTTTTATTTGTCTACTTGTTGAACATCAACAACAATACTATATATAAAGCTGTTGTCGGTGTCTTTATCAACATAATTTACCCTTGTAGAATAATTTATGTTATATATTTGTACATCGTCCAAAACTGGAAAAGAAGTTAATTGACTTAATCCTTTTCCGATTGCATCTAATTTGTCCATTGCTGTTTTTTGATTTGCATACTTAGCTAAAAAAGTAAATGAACTATCAAAATCGCTTGTTTTGTCAAAGAACTGTTGATTCTCACCGCTTGGGGCGTGATAAATAGATATGCTTTCTGCAACTGGCAAAGAACCTTTGTAAATATTTGAAACACTTGCATATCCTTTTGCCAAAGTTACAATTGCATCTACTAAACTACTCATTGCCACGACTAGCCCCCCTTTGTGCTATTTTAAGCCATTCCTTATTATGCACTGCTTTTGCATAATCAGCCCACATAAGGCGTGCGTGTGGGTTTTTGTTTGTTAATGGATTGCCTGTCCAATAAACCCGCTTGGCATAAGGTGTATTCCAAACTAGCAAACCTTTTTCGTAATCTGTAGAAATTAAGGAACTTCTTATCAAATCCCCTGATTGCTGTCTACAATATTTGTTGCTATCCTTCAAGGCTTGTGTAGTAACTAGAAACACCATTTTAGCTTTATCTCTTGCAATTCTTTCTTTTATTGCTTGTATATTAGTTTGTACTTCCACACTCATTATATCACCTCAAATATAGTTCGTAATGGTGTATTGTTGTTAAATCTGCTTGATAAATTGGATCAATCTTTATAATACGATAATCAATGCTGTTAAATGTTATTATATCATCATAATTAAAGATTATCACCGCCTCGGCATCAACTAATTTACATTTACTATTTACCATGTCATAGAACAGCATAGAACTTGCTACAACCTCGGTATTTTCCTTTGTTTTTACAAGTGAATTGCTAGGCTCAATATAAACATTTTCAAGGGTATAAGAAACTGTTGTTTCTGCTTGCCAATCGTCCTTAGTTACTCTTTTATGTATGCACTCCTGATTTAAAATTTTCAATGGAATTGGCTTCATTCAATCACTCCTATTCCTCTGTATAGCAAACCAGTGTTTTTTAGATACATATTAACGCTTGGACTAATCGGAATACCTTCGAAGTATTGGTATTCTGTTTTTGAGTTATCCTTGGTACCTTCAATTTTAAATTTGCTTAAGGAAAAGCCCGTTGAGTTGTCCTCGCTGTTATTTGTTGCACTATAACCGCCTAAGTTGTAAATAAACTCTATTTGCGCACATACTGCTTTTTTAACACCTGTTTGTTGAAAAGTATTTAAGGCATCAAAAGTAGTTTGGTCGTATAAAAGAATGTTTGTATATCCGTTTATTACGTCCTCGGCTCTGTTCAAAAGCTGTGCAAAAACATCTGTGTCGCTTATTGTAGTACCGTTGTAAGTACCATCGTAATAAGTCTTGTCAACGTATGCCATTAAACCACCTTCTTAGCCATGCGAACCTTGCCCGCACTCAATGTTATACTAGAACACAAAAGAGGATTTTGAAAACCTGCAGGCAATTCAACGCCTACTAAAGTATTTCCGCTTTCTTCTGCTTCTAGCGTAATTGCGGATATTGTAGCAGCTTCGATAACACTTATCCAGTAAAAAGTGCCTGTGTGTGCTTGTGTATCTGTTATTGTTTCTGATCCACCTTCATTTAAAGAATTTTTTAAAATATCATTACTATCTTCTATGATAGTGTTGTTACTCGTTGATTTATTACTCACATTTTGCAAAAGTTCTTTGCTTTCACCTATAAGTTCAACTCCCATGTTTTCACGCTCCTTTAATCTTCTACTATATGACCCTGTGCAATCAATGAAAACTCATCTAAATCTGTTAAATCATCTTGAATTACACATTGTAATTCGTCGTCCGTTTCTGAATTAAGCCTTATAACCACTCCATTTTTATCTTGTCCATTAAATGTTCGTCTAAATCTTAAGCCAAATTTCCCTGCTGGTCCAAAAGTATCACTTATATATGTAACATCGTACATATGTGCAGCTAAATCGCCATTAGTTTTAGCATTAAAAATATTTTTGTGGGTTCCATCCTTTTTCCTTATGTAAATTCCTTTAGTAAGTGCTGTCATGCCTCCGAATTTACCATCATCCATGGCTGTAGCATCAATTATTGATCCTAAAATTCTAGTTATATCCCATTTAACATTTGGCAATTCTTTAGGACTAATAGTAAAAATTTGTGGTGTCACTGAACCGTCAACCGCTAAATTAATACTAGCTTCTTTAGCGCAATCCACGCTTGTCGTAAATGCGTAATCTAGTGGTACATCTAAATTTATAATCCAATTATCACCGCTTGCACTGTGAGATAAAATTGTACCTTGATAAAATGCGCTATTTTCTTTGAAACAAACTGTGTTCCCGTCCGTTGGTTCTGCTCCTGCATTGATTGTAACTGATGTATCATCAACATTTGTATCTGTTACAATTGTATACGCTTGAACTAATTTACTAAAATGCAAGTCAATTATTTCTGTTGTTTGGTCTTGAATAAATACATCGATGGAATCTTGTAAAGTATTTATAATTGTTGTTAATTTTGACTCGTTTGAACTTGCCTTGGAACTAATATTCTCAAGCAACTCCTTGCTTTCTCCTATGAGTTCAACGCCCATTTTCTCACCTTCTTTTTTTCTTTGTCGTCTTAGCTTTAGCCTTTGGCTTTTCTGGCTCTGGTTCTGGCTCTGGTTCTGGCTCTGGCTCTGGCTCTTTTTGTTCTACTGGTAAAAACTCGGCTCTAAGTTCTTCTTTAAGCTTTTCAAAAAGTTCCTTGTGGTCTGGTTCTTCTGGCTTATCATTCAACTCTTGAAAAAACTCATTAATTAATTCTTCTTTGATTTCTTGTTTAAGTTCTTCCTTAAGCTTTTCAATATCAATTTTTTCTTCTTTTTCCTCTATTTCTGGTTCTGGCTCTGGTTTTTGCTCGCATCTTAACTCATGCGTTTTTAATATATTTTCGCTAAACTCTTTATTACAATATTTGCAATTCATCTTAAAAAATCCTCCTATTTTAATAAAGTCCTAGCCTAACAAAATAGACTAGGACTTTTTAAATTTAAAATATTAATATACTGCGCCTAGAGAAATTCTTCTCCAATTCGCATCACTAATTGTATTTTCAGCAATTGCCCTATACATATAAGAACTATCAAAGTAAATATCGTCAAGCGTTCCAACTGTACCATCAACGCCCGCTGTTGTAGTTCCTAATGTTGCACCGTCAAAAGTAGCATTAGCCATGTCTGTTGTTGTTGCAATAGAATCGCCTGCTGTTCCTTTTGTGTCTGCTGTCAATACAACTGTGTCGCCCGCTCCATCGGCAGCACCAACTCCAACTGTATCATTTGCGGTTACACTTGTTACTATTGCTGTTACTGCGTTTGCTGCTGTACAATCTGCGCCCGCTGTTGTAGTTCCTAATGTAGCAGCATCAAATTGATTTGTTCCTGTTGTGAATGAACTTGTTGTTGCAATAGAATCACCTGCAACTCCACCAACTAAAGCGGTTAATACACAATCATTAGTAGCAAAAGCGGCAGCACTTACAACTGTACTTGGTGTATTGTACCCATCAGTTCCGTTGATTGCTGCAACAATGGCTAGTTTTCCGCTTGCTAAATCCGTTCCAACATCAACTTCACCGTCCGCATTTGCTGTGCCATTTGGAACAAAAGTAAATACCTTGGTTCCAATTGTCATTGTATCGCCTGCGGTTACTTGTGTATCAACTGTCAATGTTCCTTGGCTTGCTGTTGTAACTGCTGTTATATCGATTGCAAAGTCACTTCCTGCTGTTAAGCTAAGTGCTGCATCTGCGCAAAACTCGTAAACATCAGTTCCGATTGTAACTAGCTCACCATCAACCGCAACACCTGTTATGTCTAATGTTCCTTGGCTTGCAACCGCATTGACGGGCGTTCCTGACTGCTTTAGCTTGTCCACTTCTGATTGTAAGGCTGTTATATTACCTTCAATTGTTGTTATATCGCCTTCAATTGTTGTAATATCGCCTTCTGTAACTGTTATAGCGTTTAAAGCTGTTATAATTGCTTGTATCTTAGCCCCAAACTCTAAATTAGTCATTCTACGATTTATGCGACTAATATATTGTTGCTCTAAAGCACTTAAATTACTAACTGACATAAGCTTTTAACCTCCCTCTTACTAAATTTTTATTAACCCAAAATTCTAGTTGCCAATTCTGGATATGTTGCAGCCCAACCATACAATGTGTCGATTGACATTACAGTTTTCTTTGAATCAATGTCATAATCCATTGTTACCCTTGAAGTTAATC